AAAGATAAAGTACAGTTAGGGTTAGAAAAAAGACAACGAACATTACAAGCCTTACAAGGAGATCATGGAAAGATACAACAAGCGATAAATGATCAAGGAGCGGCACAGTTAAAGGTAGAAGAAGCAAATGCAACACAAAACGCAGCTCAACAAGCTGCAGCCGAGCGAGGATTGGTAACAGCAAAAGCTAAACTACAAGCTTTGCGGGATCAAGTATATGCTTTGGAAAACTATAATCAAATCCAAGTTAACACTATGAAGAACGAACAAGCAGATGCAGCTAAAGCATTAGGAGAACTATCACTTGACCCGAGAAAGCAAGCACAAAAGCAAGCGTTAGGCAGGCTAGATGCAAATGCAACTGACGATCAAAAAAAGGATGCAATTGCAGCAGCAGACGCAACTTTTGAGCTAAACCTACGGTTAGAAGAAACTACTGCATTGTATGATACTATTCAAGGCAGTATGACTGACGCTTTTGCAGACATGATTACAGGTGCAAAGACCGCTAAAGAAGCCTTTTCAGCAATGGCAAAATCCATGTTAGCAGAACTTGCAAAAATTATTGCAAAACGCCTAATGCTAAAAGCCCTTGGAGCCCTAGGTTTCAAAGAGGGAGGTATTACTCCCGTACTTCCAGGACCTAGTTTCGCGGTAGGAGGTGTAGCAAGAGGCCCCCGTGCTGGTTATAATGCTACTTTACACGGAAATGAGGCAGTTGTTCCTTTGCCTAGTGGAGGGGCTATTCCAGTACAAGGAACCGGCTTAGGTGGCGGAACAAATAATGTTACAGTAAATGTAGCTATTGATAACAATGGAAATGCAAGTAGTGATTCACCTGGAATGGGACAAGGACAAGAAATAGGAAAGGTAGTGGCTAAAGCAGTACAAGAAGAATTACAATATCAGAAACGTTCTGGTGGTATTCTTAATCCTTATGGAGCAGCATAATGACTATTGGCTTCGCAATTTCAGGTACTAATATTACTAGTGCGACTATAGTCCCCGATAAAACTCTAGCACGTTCATCTAAACCTAGAGTAAAAAGTGCAAAATATGGAGATGGATACGAGCAACGAGCTAAAGCTGGACTTAATTCTATTGAGGAGAGTTTCACTGTTGCTTTTGTAAATAGAGAAAAAGCCATTATTGATGATATTAATAAATTTTTTGAAGATAAGGCAGGAGTAACTAGTTTTGATTTTACTATTCCTGATACCGATAATACAACGACTACAGGAGAGAAAACAATACGTGTAGTTTGCCCTGAATGGAATACACAGTATTCTAATAGCAACCACTATTCGCTATCGGCAAGCTTTGTACGTATTTATCAACCATGACACAAGATAATTTAATTTCAACGGATTTTCAGGGTTTAGAAGTTTCTGAGGCTGTTGTTGACTTATTTGAATTAGAATACAGTCCTACAACAACTCTTTATTTTCACTCCGGGGTATCTACAGTTGCACGAATATTAAAAGTAAGTGCTGATTATAATACTATAACAATAAATACTCCTCAGACCCTATCAGATAATTCTTCTTTAGTTCTTACAGCACTCAATAAATCCACAGGAGTAGCAGCATCTATAAATGCTTTAGTGAATGGGGCAACGGTTAGTTCTCAGTCTATTACAATTGACAATAAAAGCGGAGCTACTACAGCCAGCACTGGATGGGCAGGGGTTCCTGAAGCAGGCATGGAAGTAACCGGAACGGATATTAGAAATGACGCTTATGGCGAGGTAGTATTTAATAAAAACGTTTACTACGGGTTTCCTATAGCACTCGAGGGGTTGGATATTAGTAATGATGGAGCACATAGTCGCCCTACATTAACTATAGCAAATGTGGAATCCTTACTCAGAACTAGTTCTACATTTCAAAATGCTTTTAATTCTCAAAGAGCTGAAGTCGCAGGGGCTACAGGTAGTGGATTACCGGATTTTAAACTAGATAATTTAGTAGGTAAGAAAGTTACTAGGCGTAGAACCCTTGAAAAGTATTTAAAAATGAGTGCTGGAAGGTCTACAGATGTAGCTTCTGCAACAGATATTATTGAGCTGCCTAAAGCTGTTTTTATTATTGATAGAATTAGCTCTAAAACTAATCTAATGGTAACTTTGGAGTTAGCTTCTCCGTTCGACCTATCAGGGCTACGAGTACCTAGAAGAGAAGTTGTAGGAAAATACTGTAGTTGGATATATAAGGGTAAAAAAGAGTATTCAACTACGGCTCTAAGTGGAACAGTTTATACAACTTCTGGAACACTAAATACGTTACGAGGAACAGGTAGCTCAGGTAATTGGACCACAGACTTTACTAACGAGTTATCGGTTGATGACGAGATCATAATTGATGGCAAGTATATTAGAAAAGTAACTCATATAGGTGATGCTAACGAGGACGTAAAAAAGAGTCAATTAACGGTTGGGAAAGCCTTACCAATAATCACTACTACTGGAGGCAGCGCTAGTTCAGGAACGGAGCCTGGGCCCTTAACTTTCGCAAAGGTTGTTCGTCAAAATAAAGGTGCATGTAATTGGGAATTAAATGGTCATTACGAACAGAATGCTACAATTAGTAATAAAGTTTACTATACTGTAAATGATGAACCTATTATATTTTATGGACTAACACATACTTTAAATGCTACTACATGGCAAAAGAGAACGTCCGGTTTTTCTAGAGCTACCGCTACAGTAACCGTAGGAACCGGAGCGTCCGCCGGTACAGTCACAGGTATAGCAGACTTGGTAGGAGGTGGTGGATATTCTTCCACCCCTCCAAAAATAACTTTTGGGGGGACAAGAGGAACCGGAGCGTCCGCAACAGCTGTAGTCAGTGGCGGTGCAGTAACAGGTATAACAAACTTGGTACCAGGTACCGGATATGTAGCCGATAATGCAACAATAACGTTTGACCGGCCAGGATCAGCAATTGTACCAATAGCTTCCACCTTAAATGGTAGTAATACCATGAGTTTAGCTATGGGGGATATAGTTTATACTATTGATAGTGATAGTGGGGGTAATGATGAGATATTTTGGCTATATACTGGAGTAACAGGTACTGTGTCAACAATTCCTGCTAGAAATAGTTCTGTATGGCAGTTAATTCATCACTATGATGGCTGGACAGATAGAGCTTATACTATAAATACTACAGATTCTTTAAGAAATAGCTATGTTTTATACCCTATGACTGGCGATAGCAATCAAGGCACTATTGATTTTGTAGAAACGTCTACTATTTGGAGGAATTCCGCCGCTCTATCTGCAGGTAGTGGAGAAAAGCCCGCTTCAGATTCTTTATTTTGGGCGCCTGGAGATGTTTGTGGTAAATTACTAATGTCTTGTAAGAAGCGTTATCAGTTCATACCGGATGTTGATGAAGCTACAGGCGAGAATAGTGTTCCATACCGATTTCGGAATACTAATGCATTGTTACCCTTTGGAGGATTCCCCGGAAGTAGGAAGTTTAGGTAGTGCAGTATTTAGAAGAGATTCACGAACATTTTGAAAAAGAGTACCCAAGAGAAGGCTGCGGGATATTAGCAGTTGTAAAAGGGCAGAAAAAGTGGTTTCCTTGTACAAATATTGCAGAGAATGGAGATGACTTCATTATTGATTCACAAGAATATTTAAAAATATTACGCACTACAGATATTACAGCAATAGTACATAGTCATCCTGATGCTACTAATGAGCCAAGCGATAATGATATAAAGTATTGTAATGCTTTAGGTATACCTTATTATATATTTAGCTACCCCGATATGGAACTAAATATAGTATCTCCTAAGAAAGATTTAACGGAGTTGTATGGAAGAGACTATAAATTTGGAGAAACTGACTGTTTTGAAGCACTAAGGGATTATTTGGCACAACAAGATATTATAATCCCGCCAAGAGCAATGTTTGAAGACGATTGGTGGAATAAGGAATTAGACTATTTTACAGAAGAAATTATAAAAGATTGGAACCATGTACCAGTTGAGCTAGCAGACATACAGCCTAATGATGTTCTAATTTTCAAACTAATGACAAATGTTAATAATCATTGTGGAGTGTATACTGGAGATGATATTTTTTATCATCATGCTTATAATAGATTATCATGCAGAGAAAGTTTGTACCCTTTTTGGTATAAATCAATAACAGGAGTATATAGATATGATGCGTAAAGTATACTTAGAAGGAGATCTAGGGAGTACGTTTCAAAAAAGTTTTAGTGTAGAGGCAGATACGATACAAGGAGCTCTACGTTGTGCTGAAGCAAATTTTTCTGGGTTTAAAAAGTATTTAGTAGATTGTCAAGAGCAGGATATTGGATTTACCATTGATGTGGCGGATAACCAAGTTGAGGAAGAGTGCCAGCTTTTACTCCCTATTAAGTCTGGAGATATAACAATCACTCCTATACCTGCAGGGTCGAAGGGGGTAGGAAAGATACTGGCAGCAATAGCAATAGTATATATTATGGCGGTCACAGGCGGATGGGTAGCAGGAGGAGGTATACAAGCAGGAGGAGTGGCTCCAATTATAGGACAAAGCACAGTACAGCTTGGCGCTGTAGTTGGTGAAACGGTGGTGGGTTTTAGTGGCGTAGCTGTGGGGGCTGCCACTCCTTCCTTTACTGCAGCTGTTGCAGCTACTGCAACAGGTAGTTTTGGTGGTCTACTGGCCGCAGGATTGGCTATTAATTTAGCAATGACTGGTATATCCGAAATGATGGCTCCTGACCCTGCTACAGATGGGGATCAGGAATCTTCTTATATGTTCAATGGGGCAGAACAAAATGTTATTGAAGGGGATCCTGTACCTGTTCTTTATGGAAATCTTAGAATACCTGGTCAGCCTATTTCTTTTGATGCTATAACTGGTCAAAAACGAAGACAACGTAATATAGGATGGATGAGCCCAGAACAAGAGATAAATCATAACCCAGCCACGACTGACGCAGCATAGGAGAAATAAATGGCACAAAGTTCAATAACCGCTAGAGATCGTAGAAGATTTTCTATTGCAAATACGTGGTCAAGAGGAGCTTTTGATGCAAAAGAGCAAACTATCTCTGTTACGGATCTATTATGTGAAGGACCGATAGAAGGATTAAGTAACGCAGAGAATTCTGTCTTTTTGGATGGAGATCCAATTTTTGATGCTACTAATGAATCGTCGTTTTATAATAAAGATCTGACTATTTCATGTAGTGATACCACAGCGACCGAAGCCACCACTTTATCCGATGTTACAGCCATAAATCATATAGATGAGAGTGATGATGAGCATGAACGATACCTTTTTGTTTTTGATTACGTCAATACTACCGCTAAAATTATAGGTGTAGAACACGCTCAGTGGAAAAATTTTACGTATGGCGAAATACACCTTGAAGCTATCAGTGGGACACCTTTTAAACAAGCATATAAAAGCGGCTCCGCCCTTGCAAATGGAGCTTTTAATTTTAGAATGTATGATCCAAGTGGTAAGTACCTCATAGAGTTCTACCTAAAGAGTATACATACCCAAGTAACCTCGGGAACTTTGGGCTCAGAAACTACAACTAGTGATGGTGCTCAAGCCGTTTATAAGGCTCGTCGGCAGTATGCTATGTATGGTAATTTTCTTTTTAGTCAGGCCGATGTTGATAATCGAACTAAGCTTTCTATAAAGGCCGATTTGGCTTTGGAGGCAAAGATTAAAACCAGCGGCAACAATAGGTATATACAAGTAGATAATAGTTATCCCGGAGCAACTGCTTGGTCCGGTAAACAATTCGCACTTAGCGCAGTTGCTAATTCGTCTGGCGAAGAAGCCTCTACAAAAGATAGTACTGTCCAATTTAGGCGAGGAACAGAAGACCAAGAACCGATAATGCAGTTAGCAGGCACAGGCACCTCAAGTATTAGCGTAAGTTTAGCTGATAGTGATACAAGTGCCTTTAGCGTGAGTGGCACACATTGGGAGTCTGAGGTCGATTTTAAAAACACAACCAAGAATGGCGCTTATTGGAGAGAAGAATTTAATAATTTTGGTGGCACTCACGCTGGAGGAACAATTTCTCCAGACGTATATACTGAAGATTTTAAAAACGATCATGACGCAGGTGCAAGTGATGATGGCAAGGGTAATGTCTCTGATAATCGTATAACCCTTGAAACAAAAAGTATTACTTTTACTAATCAAGGAATGTCAGAAAGTCAAGTTTCAGAAATTGATGAACTTCGTGTTCAAATGAGATTCCCTACTGGTTTGTATCATATGGGTCAAAATGGCAATCAATATGGACATACAGTAGCTCATCAAATGCATGTATTCTTCAAACGAGATGGCCAGTGGATGATGGATAAAGGGATGGTGCATGTCGAGAAAGATATGGTAGTGTCTAACTATTCAGGCACCAAAGCCGCTTTTAGTAGAGATTATAAAGTTTTTACGGACAAATATCAACCTTACGAAGACATCTGTCTCCAAGTAACCAGATTAACTCCTACAGGAACAGATAATCCCAATAGTAATCAAGAGTATCAAACTTCAGTAGTAGGCCCAGAAGGGAGAGTAAAGCTAAAGAAATGGAGTGGCTCGAGAGATGATAATAATCCTAGTGTAGCAGATGCCTCACAAATTGCAAGTGTTGTTGCAATTATAAAAGAAAAGTTAAACTATCCCTTCACCGCTCTAGCAGCGGTGACTTTTAGTTCAAGGGACTATAGTGCCAATCCTACTCGTACATATGATGTTTTAGGAAAGAAAATTAAACTTCCGACCAACTATAGAACTAGAGAAGAGGATCTTACAAATGGCGTAGCCCAATACCAAGGTCTTTGGGATGGGACTTTTCAATCAGTTCTGAAATACTGTGATAATCCTGCTTGGATTTTTTATGATATGCTATCTCATGATAGATATGGTCTCGGAGGTTTCTTAGATGAAATAGATATTGATAAATATGCTCTTTATAAAATTGCAAAGTATTGTGATGAACTTGTTCCCGATGGTAAAGGGGGAACCGAACCACGTTTTAGGGCAAATATATACTTAACAAAAGCTACTGATTGTTATAAAGTTCTGAAAGACATGAGCACTATTTTTAGAGGAATGTTATATTGGTTAGACGGTCAAATGCTAACTGTTCAAGATTCTCCGTCGGCTCCTGTTTATAACTTTGGTCCTGCCAATATTATTGGTGGTGAAATAAAGTCAGAGAGTACGGGTAGTAAAACAAGAGCTAATCAAATAGTTGTTACATGGAATAATCCCGCTTCTCAATTCAGGCTAGAGCCTCTAATTGTAGAAGATAGAGAAAATATTCTAGAAACAGGTAGAGTTGTAAAAACTGAGGCCCAAGCTTTTGGATGCACTTCTCAAGGTCAAGCATTGCGCTATGGTAAATGGAAGTTATGGACATCAGCTAAACAAAAAGAACTGATTTCTTTCGAAACAAGTCTTAGTGCCGCTTTTCTAACTCCAGGAGATATAATTAATGTACAACAACCAGATCTCTATGGCATGCAATTTAGTGGCAGAGTTTCTGGACATACAGTAGTAGATAGTAATACAAACTCTCAGCTAACCCTAGATAGGGATATTTCTAGTGAGTCAGGAGGTGCGCAAGCCGACGGTGGAGGTACAGAAGTAGCTTCATACACCTTCTCTTCCTCATCAACATATACTATAGCAGCTTTAGTTAATTTTAGAAAAGTAATACTAGCTCAAGATACAGCTAAGATTACCCAGGGTGGGAGTACCACTACTTATAATAGAGGAGATGAGATTCAGGCCGCATTTTTACCTGCTTCTAGCTCTCCTTATGATTATGCTTATACTACTATTGATACTACCGAAACGGATGATAATATTAGAAAGGAAATTGCTCTTGCTCAAGACCATAACGGCAATGAGCTTTTATTACAATTTGTTAACTCTACCGGAGTCCAAACCCTTCTCTTTACTCACAGTAATGTATCTGTTGTGGGAGGTAAAACAGTAATTAAATGTACTGGAAAATTCAGTGGAGACTTAGTTACTAGTGATTCTGTCTGGGCTATAAAAGAGCAAAAAGCGGATAAAACTCAGGCATATTCTTATAAAGAGTATCAGATTTTAGGACTTACTGAAGAAGATTCAGGAAATATTGGTATTACAGCCGTAGAGTTTTATAATGCTAAGTTTGATGCGGTCGATAGAGAATTTGAGTTAGATACTCCTGAGGTTATTTATACACTTGAAAAAGATACCTGCCCTCCTCCACCTGCTGTATATGTACTACGAGCCTCCACTGATAGAACTCTAAAAGAAGAAGTTATTGTTCAGTGGGAACCTCCATTAGATGACGATGGTACAATATATGAGCCTGTTACAGGTTATGAACTACAAACCAATCCCTACTCGTCGGTAATAGTTGTAAAAGACCCTTTAGCGTTTCAGTACGCACTGTCTGGCTTAGAAGATGGAGTATATAAGATAGGTGTTAGAGCAGTAACTTCCGATAGACGAAGTAAGTTTACGTATACAACATTTGAAGTTCAAGATCCTTACGGATCTTATACTGGGTGGCGAGTATTCGGAGTACCTAGGGGTGCTGAGTCTAATACCGATAAACATGTTGTTGATGGTACTACTTTTAAAATAATGAAAGATGCTTGGAAGCTGAGAAGTCTTGGAGCTATAGAGGAGGATCCTCTTACTAACCCCTCCCCGACAACTGCTAGTACTTTTACTCAAGATATGGTTGCTATGACATATACTAATAGTGATTTTCCCGCAGTTCTTTTGGCATATATACTATTTGATCATACTCCGGACACTACTAATGACTACTTAAGATTAATCGGAAGTACTCAGGTAACATTTAAAAATTCAGTAGTAGAAAACATTATATATGATATAAATGATTTTGCTCCTACTAGTAGTGGTGGGGTTGAAAATAATAGATGGACTCATGTAAGTTGTAATGTATCTGTTCCTACAGGAAGGCTTTCAAATAAAGTAACAAGAACCGGAGGGACTGGATTTACTACTCTATTTGAACTTGGTGATATTATTCGTTTAAAAGTTGGCTCTGATTTTTATGGAGCGAAAATCGCAGCTATAATTTCAGATGACGTACTTTATACTCAAGGAAGTCTAAATAATACTAACGCCGCTTTTACAGTATCATCGAATAGTAGTACTAAAACAGTGGCAAGACAAGCTTTCAGACCAGACTATATAAAAGATTCTGTTATAGCAACTGTTAAGAGAAGTGGTAATACCTATAATGTACAAAACTATTTAAGTATTAACGTAGCTTTCACAGGTCGTGCAGTTACAGGCTATATTCAGCCAGATATGCTTAACTACGAGGCAGATGGTGATTTATCCACCGTTTATAGTAATATAAACTTATACGCGGATGCTATCGGGTATGACAGTCCTATTTTTAAAGTTACAGGAGATTTTGCAACTAATGCTAATCCTAATAACTCTACAGAGGCAGGAAAAGCAGATAGTACCTTTAAAGACGCTACTTCCAGTAATAAATATACAAAAATTATTCATAATACAAATGCAGCAGTAGCATACGGTTCAGGAGATGCTCAGGTCTTTACTGTAGCAGTCAGAGAAAAACAAGAAGATGATACAACTTGGGAAACTACTACTGTTGTATCTCTGCCAAAAGTTCAGCAAGGAGAGCAGGGAACTAATGGAACAAGAACTGTTCAAGGCTACCTTTATTATGAAAAAGAGACTAATTCAGGAACTCCTCCTGGAGCCCCTAGTGAAGCCACCTATACTTTTAGTACGGGGAAAATAAATGCAGGAGGTAGTGGAGCAACTGCTGTAGTGCATACATCCGCAGTTGATAAATGGACAAATGAACCAAGAACTCAAGATCCCGCCTCTTCAAATATACATTATACAGTTAGGTATTTTGGTACAGAAACTTCGGTCTCCTCTTCAGTAGAGGTAACTTATTCAAATGTAGTACGATACACAAACTTTAGTGGGGTAGTAACATTTGATAGTGGCACAAATCTACTAAAAAATGCCGCAGGTGATATAACTACAATAGATGGAAGTAGTATTACTACTGGTATTCTTCGGTCTACTGGAACTGATGTATCTACACCTACTGGTGAGGCTTTCACTCCAACCGCAGGCC